CCGAGGACGGACCCACGTTGCTCAGGTAATTGATCTTATCGGCAAGGGCCACCACTTCTGGCTGGGTCAGTTTGAACGACGTACGCCACTTAGCCATCATGTCGCCCGACTGCTCGGCGGTCTGATCGAACGCGATACCCATCTTTACCGCGTCTTCGGCGAATTGCTTCAGCTCGCCCGCGGCGAAACCTGCCTGGCCGCCAGCGGCGACGATGGCCGCAATCCCTGTCGCTGCCATCGGCAGCCGCTCAGACATGTCCAAGACGTCCTGGCCCATCTGCTCGAATTGCTTGGGCGTCTCAAAGGTGACAACTTTGCGAACGTCGGCCATGGCCGTTTCGAATTCCATCGCCGCTTTTGCGCCGGCAATGAATGGCGCGGCAAATGCCCCGCCCTGGACCAGATCCTTGAACCCGATGTTGCCCAGGCCTGAGCTGTTCATCTGCTTGCGGAAACCCGCAACGTTTTTGCGAATGCCCGCCAGCGTCGGCGACAGCTTGTCGACGCCGGTGATCAACGCCTTGAGCTGGAACTTATCCGCCATCACTGCACCTGCTGGGCTGCGTTAATTCGTTGGGCGTGCTCCAGGGATTCACAGAGCACATCCAGTGGCCTGGCCATCATCTGTTCGGGGTCAACCTTCCAGAACCAGGCCAGGTCATAGGCGGCTGCAATCAGGTCGCCGATGGCTGCGACGCCGCACTCATGAAAAAACCGGCGACGGCCCAGCTCAAGGCGTTCAGGTCGGACAGGTCCAACTGGTTGACCGAGGACGGCGGGATGCAGGCGCAGACTGCGATGTATTTCGCGGCGACGTCCATGTCCAGGCTGACTTCCTCGTTTTTGTCGATCTTGTACGGCAGCGCCTTGATGGCCCGCACTTCCTGCACCGTGGGCCGGCGCATGGTGAGTTCAGTGATCGGCTCGCCGTGAGCCTCAATCGCGACCTGAAGCTTCTGAACGTGACTCATTGCCAGCTCCCTTTGATGCCGTCGAATTGCAGTTCAACGGTGCCGTCGTCGCCTTTCGAGGTCGGCTCGTCTACCAGGTAGGCACCGGCCAGGACGTAGACCGAACCGTTGCTGAATTCGCAGGTGACGGTCATATCGCGACCGTTGGTGAGCGCCTTGATGGGGAAGTTCGGGGTATGCACAGCGGTCATCTTCAGGTAGGCCGCCAGCTCCTCCTCCTTGAAGTAGCCGGGGTATATCGTTTCCCGTTTCTTATCCATCAGTGGGGCTTCGGCGCCACCGGTGATGATCAGCTGTTCGCCGTCGACTTTGACGTAGACGGTGCCCGCTACTTTTTGACCCATGGTCTGTGTCTCCAGAATGAAAAAGCCCGCACAGGGCGGGCGGGGTGTCGTGGGTCGGGGTTACGCCGCTTCGTCGTATTGCAGGCGGAACTGATTGAGCAGCGCGAAGATGCGCAGGCCATTGATGTAGTCCGGCGGGAACAGCACGTTGACCCGGCTAGGGTCCTGCGTGTCGCGCTCGACCACCAGGTGCTGCGCGAACAGCTCGGCATTTTCCACGTGCCCTTCCAGCTCGAGCTTGGCGTACTGCGCGATCAGCTCACCGCGGATAACCGCCGGGGTGACGATCGGCTGGCCGGCGCCGAACGCAGTGCCGTCGCTCGCCAGCTTGTGGCGACCGTACTTGCTGGTGATCACGCTGCGCATCCGGCGAATGATAAACGCCGACTGGTGCATGGTTTCGCTGTCCAGGTAGGAGTTGTCTGCCTGGCCGTAGGGATTCTTCTGATAGGTGGTGATCGAGCGCTGAATGCGCACGTAACCACCCTCGTAATACGCCGTGGCGATACCGTAGGTCAGCAAAGACTGACGCTCAGTCAGGGTGAACCGTTCACTGGCCGGCGCTGGGTCCAGGCCTGGCAGGCTCCCGCTCTGGGTGGGCCGGCTTGCATCCGCCGAGATGAACACGGCCGTGCGCCCAGCCAATGCGGCCGCCTGCTCCCACACCGGCTGCGGAACGCCCGTCTCGACAGCCTGGATGGTGACGTGCTGGTCGTTGCGTGTCTGGCCTGCCGCCACCAGGGTACCGATGGTGCCGCGCTTGGCGCTGTAGACATGGCCGAAAAGCTGCTTGGCCCAGGACCAACGCCCGGTGTTGTCGTCCATCGTGTCCTTCCAGACATTCAGGCTGGTCGTGTCGGTCCATGGCATACAGATGAATTCGAACGGCTCATCACCCAGGGCCGCCGCGGCGTCCACCTGATCAGGCACGCCGACGCCACCAGCCATTACTGTGGTGACGACGGTCAGGCCCGCCGGGGTCATTTCGCCGTTTGACTTGCCCAGGCGGTTCATGGCGATGGAGATGTCGTTACCACTTTCGCCTGTCCACTTGCAGGACAACGTCACCACACCGGCAACCGCCGCAGCCGTGACAGGTAAGTCTGGCGTTGCGTTGATTTTCACCGCCAGGGCAGCAGCGGCTACCGTTGGGGTTGCTGCGGAAGGCACAACGGACTGAACCCGGGTGCCACCGACGTACAAGTTCAGCAGGCCGGCCTCGGTCGCAGCGCCGGTGATGGTGATGGTGATGGTCGATGTCGCCACGGCGCCCGTGTCGTTCTGCAACGGCATGCACCAGATCTCGCCGATGGGGTCGACCTTACGCCAGGTTTCGTACATCGCGGCGAGCATGGAGCCCTGGCCGCCGATTTCTTTCGCCAGTGCCACGCTGGACACCAGAACCAGCTGGCCGATGCTTTCGCTGGTCGCGTTGTCGTTGACCTGGCCGACGATCAACCGGCGCATGGCCGACGATGCGCTGTTGGCCGCCGAGTTGTCCATCTCCGCATAGAACAACGGCACACGGATATCGGCCGGGATGTTGCTGAATCCGATAGCCATTATTGCGCTTCCTCAGATTTCGCCGGCGCGCCAGCTTTGGTGGATGGGGCCTTATCGGCTTTCAGGGTCACGTCGCCATCGGCCTGACGGCGGCGCCACCAGGCGTTGTCCGGAACCTCTCGGCCTTCCTTGGGCAACAGGTCGCCGGCCTCCGGGTCGGGCACAGAACGGCCAGAGGCCGGCACCACAGTGATGCGATTGGTCATGGTGTTACGTCTCCAGTGAATTGCGCTTCGATGCGCCCGTCCGGGCCAGGTCGTTTCAGGTTGGGGTCTGCTGGGTCGATGCAGTCCATGTTAAAGTTCGCGCCGGTGAAGCCCGGCAGGCCGTCCAACTCGGCTTCCTGCCAAGTCTCCGGCGGGTCGCTCGCGCGGTTT